GCAACAGCAGGAACGATTACCTTTACGGCTCAACCCTCAAATCGGGTAATCCTGAAGCTAAACACTCCTGCTAACGCGACTGGCGCTCATGATCTCATCATTCCCCCTGAGGGAGTGTTGACAACCAAGGGTAGTCAAAACGACTACGCTGTGATGTCTTTGAGTCAGGTGTCAGATGTAACGGTGCTTTGCGGGTAAGTTATGCCAGAGAGAGACCCAAGGCTGAAAAGGGCTGGGGTATCTGGTTTTAACAAACCCAAGAGAACTCCGAGTCATCCGACCAAGTCCCATGTGGTGGTCGCCAAGTCTGGCGATCAGGTCAAGACTATTCGCTTTGGTCAGCAAGGTGTATCAGGTTCCCCGAAGAAATCCGGGGAATCTGAGTCTTACCGCAATCGTCGCGAATCGTTTAAAGCCCGTCACGCCAAAAACATTTCCAAAGGAAAGATGTCTGCGGCGTACTGGGCAGATAAGGTGAAGTGGTAATGGGTAAGTCCAAAACAAAAAGCACGGTGAATGCGGCAGGTAACTACACCAAGCCTGAAATGCGTAAGCGCCTGTTTAACCAGATCAAAGGATCTGCGGTTCAAGGAACCAAAGCAGGTCAATGGTCCGCGAGGAAGAGTCAGTTACTTGCCAAAAAATATAAGGCTGCAGGCGGTGGATACAGAGACTAGTTTTTTAAAACCCGACTTATAACGGAATGTGATGTACCAAAAAGTTTCGCAATGTGTCTCAAACTGTACCCTTGTTCAACCAAGGTCTGGTACTCCGCTTTCTGTGCGTCATAAATTCGTCTTTTTGCGCTCGCTATTCGTTGTGATTCCCAGTTATGCCGTTCACCGCCATATTTTAAATTTTGATTTGCTGTTACCCAACGTAAATTTGAAACGTGATTATTTGTACGGTTCCCGTCTATATGGTCAACTTGCGGTAAGTTGTCAGGATTTGGCAAGAACGCTTGCGCCACTAGCCGGTGAACATACTTCTGGTTATTCCGACCTAAAGCAATTCGCATATATCCGGTTGTGTGTAGCCAAGCAGTTAATAACGAAGTTTTTTCAATTCGTTTACGGTAAGTTAAATTTCGTTGCGGAATATCGGACCAATTCGAACGTATTGCGCCATAATTGCTTACCGAGTATCTCTCGTCTGTGTCAGGGATTAACTTCCAAATTTCCTGAGTTTTGTTTTCCATAGGTGGATTATGGTATGGCGCTACGAAAAAGTCAACAATCGCTTAAAGCTTGGGGAGACCAGCGTTGGCGTACAAAATCTGGCAAACCATCTAGTAAAACAGGTGAAAGATATTTACCGGAAGCTGCTATCAAAGCTCTTTCCCCCTCCGAGTATGCCCGAACCACCGCCGCCAAGCGTAAAGGCAAAAAAGAAGGAAAGCAGTTCGTACAGCAGCCCAAAGGCATTGCTGCTAAAACGCGCCGCTTCCGCCAAAAGGGCAAAGGCTAAGGGGAAAAAGAATGGCAATGTCACGCGCTAACATGTCTCAGCAGATTGAGAAACCCGGCAAGGTCAGGAAGGTCATGCGGGAATTTAAGGAAGGCACCCTGCATTCAGGGAAGAATGGGCCTGTTGTGAAGGACCGTAAACAGGCCATGGCCATTGCCTTATCCGAGGCCCGTAAAAAAGCCGGTGGTGGAGTGGTAGAGATCGAAATTTCTGCCGGTCCAGAAATGGAACCGATGGAGTATCGCAAAGGCGGTCGCATTGATGGCTGTGCGATGCGCGGCAAAACCAAAGGCACTTATCGCTAATGGCTACCAGTGGAACAGCGGTCTTTAACCCAGAGTTCTCAGAGCTTGTAGAAGAAGCTTTTGAGAGAGCGGGTTTAGAACTGAGATCCGGTTACGATCTCAGAACGGCCCGTCGTTCCATGAACTTTATGGCTCAGGAATGGCAGAACAGAGGTATCAACCTTTGGACTGTGGAACAGGGTTCTCAGGTCTTAACACCGGGAACTTTCACCTACACCATGCCAGCCGACACGATTGATCTTTTGGAGCATCAACTCAGGACCGATGCCGGTAGCACATCTGGTCAGACTGACTATACGTTGTCCCGTATTTCCGTATCTGACTATGCCCAGTTATCGAACAAGTTAACTCAGGGTCAGCCCCTTCAGGTTTATATTGATCGGCAACGTGCAGCCCCGGTGGTGTATGTGTGGCCGGTCCCTGATAACTCACAGACCTATACCTTGGTGTATTGGAGAATGCGCCGAATTCAGGATGTGGGATCAGGTGGTGCCAACACCATTGATGTTCCGGCCCGATTCTTGCCCTGCTTAGTAGCAGGACTGGCGTACTACATTGCTATGAAAAAGCCGGAGTCTTCAGATCGACTCCCTATGCTGAAACAAGAATACGAAGCCCAATGGGATCTTGCCGCAGGCGAAGATCGCGAAAAAGCTTCTGTTCGTTTTGTCCCCATGATGGGGAGCATTGGTAGGAACATCTGATGACGCAGGCATTTGCATCTGGCAAACATGCCTTCGGGTTCTGTGACCGATGCGGTTTCAGAGTGGAGTACCCATCCTTTCAGGAACAGTACGTCAATCTGCTTCCGACTGGGCTTCGGGTCTGCTTTGAGTGCTTGGACGTTGACCATCCGCAGCTACAGTTGGGACGAGTTCCCATGGATGATCCACAGGCTCTGCGCTATGCGCGGGTGGATAACACGTTCTTTGCGCCGGGTAACGAAGGAGCCAACGGTAGTCGCATGATCCAATGGGGCTGGAACCCGGTTGGCGGGGGTGAAGCCTACGACTTCAATCTCACCCCGAATCTTTTGGTTTCCACTTCTCTGGTGGGAACCGTGACGATAACGGTTACTTGAGGTGTTTAAATGAATTATTCACAGCTTGTAACCCTGATCCAAGACTACGTTCAGTCCACGGAAACTTCGTTTGTCGCGAACATTCCGAACTTCGTGCAGCTTGCCGAAGAGCGGATCTTTAACTCTGTTCAGATCCCTGACATCCGAAGGAACCAGATTGGAACCTTAACCCCGAACAACAAGTACTTATCTGTCCCAGCAGATTGGCTGGCGACATTCTCCTTGGCGGTGATTGATTCGGATGGGTCACAGAGTTTCTTGTTGGACAAGGATGTGAACTTCATTCGGGAATGCTATCCCGATCCCACAACCAATGGGGTTCCGAAGTTCTATGCGATCTTCGATGCCAACACCTTCATCCTTGGTCCTACCCCTGATTCAAACTATCAGGTGGAAATGCACTACTATTACTACCCAGAATCTATTGTGACGGCGGGGACAAGTTGGCTGGGCAACAACTTCGAAACGGTTTTGTTGTATGGCGCTTTGCGTGAGGCTTATATCTACCTCAAGGGTGAAGCCGACATGATTGCCAACTACGAACAGAAGTACCAAGAAGCACTGGCTCAGTTGCTACGAATGGGAGATGGTTTAAACCGTCGCGATGCCTATCGTTCTGGCCAAGTTAGGGTTCCGGTGAACACATGATCTTTCAAACCCTAACCCTGAGCTTTAAAGAACAGATCCTCAAGGGGGAGCATGACCTTTTGACGGATGTCCTGAAGATGGCGCTTTATACGAGCAGTGCTTCTTTAAACGAAGACACTACAGCGTATTCGGTGACCAACGAGGTTTCTGGCGGGGGCTATACCGCCGGAGGCAATGTCATCACAAATGTTACTATCAACGCTTTAAACAGCGTGGTGTATGTAGACTTTGATGATGTGGTTTGGACCCCTGCCAGTTTCACGGCGGCAGGTGCATTGATTTACAACTCCAGTAAGTCAAACAAGTCGATTGCTGTTTTGAGTTTCGGTGGGGACAAAACAGCGACCAATTCCTTTACGGTACAAATCCCTGCCAATACATTCAGTTCTGCACTGCTGAGATTTACTTAGGAGCGAGAGATGTCGAACGATAAAGCGAAATCAAGCGACTTGGTTGGCGGGAACGTCACCAAGAAAAGCGGTGCGGGTAACAAGCTCCGTGCCGGTGGTATCTTCACTGTGGAATGCCGTGACAAAGATGGCAACGTGAAGTGGGTGGAGAAGTCCAAGAACCTAGTGGTGAACGTCGGTTTGGCTGACATGAACACCAACTACTTCACGGGTTCAGGCTACACCGCTGCATGGTATGTGGGCATCTACGGCCCTGCGTCATCGAACGATCCGTCCTCTGCGGACACGATGGCTTCCCATGCGGGTTGGACTGAAGTCACGGACTACACCAACGCGACCCGTCCTGCTGCGATCTTTGGGGCAGCGACTACAGCAGATCCTTCGGTCATTGCGAACTCAGCTTCACCGGCTCAGTTCCTGATCAATGCATCAGCCAATGTGGGCGGTGCGTTCTTGACCACGGGCGACTTACCGGGTGGTACGTCGGGAGTGCTGTTTTCGGCCTCTGACTTCCAAGCCCCCGGTGACCGTGTGGTGCAGAACGGCGATACCTTGAACGTGACCTATACCTTCAGCCTTGATGCGGCGTAAGGAGAATACAGATGGCTCTTAAATTTAAACAAGGCGATGTGGTGAAGGTGAACATCACCGTTCCAGAAGGTCCAGTAGAGCAGTTCAAAATGCTGCCTGATGGCACGATCCTGTGCCTCATTAGCTGGAAAGATGCGAATGGTGAGAATCAATCCCGATGGTTTCCGGAAGACCAATTGACCGGGGTATGAAATGGCGCTGGTACTTGCGGATCGCGTCAATGAAACCACGACAACGACGGGGTCAGGAACAGTCACCCTACTCGGGGCGGTAAGCGGATACCGGACCTTCTCTGTCATTGGTGACGGGAACCAGACCTACTACGTCATTGCTCACCAAAGTCTGGATGAATGGGAAGTAGGGATCGGCACCTACACTTCCGCGACTCCGTCTTTGTCCCGTGATCAAGTGTTGTCCTCCACCAGCGGTGGAGCCTTGGTCAATTTCTCTGCGGGAACCAAGCGCGTTTTCGTGGACTATCCAGCAGGTAAGGCGGTCTATGAAGACGTAGCGGGGAACGTCGATGTCGTGGGTAATGTCACGGCAGGTAACGGTATCTTCGTTAATGCATCGACCATGAGCATTAGCTTCACCATTGATTCAGGATTCAACGGCTTCACGGTGGGTCCATTCACGATTGCTAGTGGAGTGTCTCTCACCATCTCAGCCGGTCAGAGGCATGTGATCATATGAGTATTATTAAGTCCGGTACGACTAACACCACGGCTTACTCCGTCGATGCCAACACTAACGGAGACTTGGTATTTATTGTCAGTGAAAGTCTGACTGCGGTTACGGTCAGTGCTTCGGCTAATGTGGGGATTGGGACCAGCAGCCCTGCAGAAAAGTTAGAAGTAGAGTTCAGCGCAAACGGCTACATCCTTGCCGATAACTCAACCGACACAAACACAGGAATCAAGTTTGCCAACACGG